TAGGACTAGCTCAAAAGCTAGGCGCTAACCCCAATAAGTTCATGGGTACTAAACAAAATATTAACTTCTTAGGAACCGGGGACCGGGGCATGAGAGGTACAACTTTTTCAGCTAAAATTAATGATGATTTTTTAAATATGGGTTTTACTCAAGATGACCTAGTTAAAATTATTGAGCAAGATGCTGGTTTTGTAACGGCTGGCAAACTTAACGATGTTCAACTTAATACAATGTTTAACAATCTTAAAAAAATTGATGAAGCGTTTAACCCGCCTCCTGGACCTATGAATGTTATTGACCTTAGAACGGGGACCGGGAACCTTAACAAAGAAGGTTTAGAGTCTTTAAGAACTAAAGAGATGAGTATTAGTGATAGAATTGGTGAAGGCATTAAAAGTATTAAAACAAAATTTACTCGTGGAACTGGCAGAGCTGATGATGCAGCTACTAAAGCAAAATCAGAACAAAGTTTTTATAGAACAGGTGCAGCTGACATGGGTGAAGAAATACAGAGCGAAGGTGCAAGAAGAGCTGTGATCAGACAGGTACTAGCTAAAGATCCAGACTTCTTTATGTTGCCACCTGAAACAACTGAAAGTATTGTTAAGTTTAAAGATTTACAAAGAGGCGGAGCTGACTTTCCTGACCCGTTAGTAGTATTTAGAAACGTAGGTAATTTTACAAGTGGGGAATTAGCTCAAATAGATATTATTATAGCAGCTAATCCTTTTGACGATGTTAAAGTTATTGCAGACAAAGTTTCAGAATATATTAAATTTATTAGACCTGAAGGGTTTAGACCAGGATTTAGAAGTGGTGGGATTGGAAGATTAATGAGCGAAGGAATTAAAACTGCGTTGAAAAGAACAAGACAAGGTTATGATACTCCTGGTGTTGATTTTCAAGTTTTAACACAAAGTGATAGTTATCTAATGAGTCCACCAAATATGCAAATGCTGGAAAAATTAAAAATTCTTAGAAGACAACTTGTAAGAGATATTAAAAGAAAAGAAGGTGGTGGAAAATATAGATTTGGACCTGATCCTAAAGCAACAAAAAAAGATCTTCAATTAATTGACGAGTATATTGCTGATCTGAAGAAAAAAATAAGTGTTGAAGGTTATTATGGAGAAGGAGCAGCGGCAGAAAAAGCTCTTTTAGAATCAGATCCGTCATTACCTTTTTCTAAACTTGTAAAAGATAGATACAGAAGTGCTAAAGGCGGCTTAGCAAGAATTTTGGAGATATAATGACTAAAAAAATAGCTTATAATCTTCAAAGAGTAAAAAATTTATATTTAAGTGGTTTAAGCGCTGACAGTATTTTTAAAATTTTAAAAAAAGGGTCAGCCGTTACTTTAAAAAAATTAATTGCAAGAATGAAAGCAGGCAAAGAACCTGTAACTATTTCTGCAGCAGAAGAAGCAACAAGGACTGCTCCTCCTAATTTTCCTGATGCACAGAGAAAAATTAATAAAGATTACACTACAAAAAAAGCAACTTACACAGATGAGTTAATTGAAGAAATAGATACCCTAACTAAAGATCCAAAAAATAAAACTATTAAACAAGTAGAAACAAAATTATTTAAAAAGTTTAACACACCTGAATATAATAAAACTCCTACAGGAGTTGACTCTCAAAACGTATTTTATAATAAAAAGAAAAAATTTTTTTCTATTCCAAGAGATTATGAAATTTACGGTGGTGCGTACGGAAAGAAAAAAGTTGCTGAAAATCAGACAGCGTTAAAACAAATCATAGGTACTAAATTTTTTGCAAACAATCCTAACTATTCTAAAGTAGCAGGACTATTAACTGCTTTTTATACAGACCCTGAATCTGAATTTAATAAAAAAGAAATAGATTCAATGAGAAAATTTGTAAAAGATTTTTCTATTACAAGGTCTGTTAAAGGAGATACAATTCCTTCTAGATTTTTTGGTCAATTAAATTTTGACTTTGGGAGAAAACTTAAAGACTTAGGAAAAATATTTAACATTTCAGAATATTTACAAGAGCAGATAAAAAATCCAAAAGTATCGAATGCAGATAAAATTTTTTATAGAACTGAACTAAATCAAATATTAGACAATAGGAAAGGATTATTATCTAGATTAAGCGAAAAATATCCAAACTTGTTTAAATACAAAGTATCTCCATCTGGAAACTTACAATTCGAACACAGAGTAGCTAGAGCTTTAGGAGAAACCGGAGATGTTAAACTTCCTAAAAATTATATTGCCAGAGGGAAATATGTGCCCGGAAGGTTTAACCAAGCTAAGTATTTTGCATATGATAAACCTTTAATGGAACTGATATCAGAATATAACACAGCAACAAAATCAGAAAAACCAAATGTACAATTAAAAATAGAAAATCTTACGAAAGATTTTAACAGAAGATCAGGAAATTTTTTAAAAGGCGTTAGTTTTGATTTTAAAAATAATGTTAAAATAAAAGAAACAGCTCCATTAGCAAGTCAGGTTAAAGATGCAGATCTTTTAATGGACATAGATAAATCTTTGGAACAAAGCAATAAATTTTTTCGAAGCTTTGGAGACGAACGTCTTAAAGGGATGCCAAAAGCCTCTGCAGCTTCAGATTTTGTAACTTCAGGAAAAGAATATAATGAGTTTAAAAAATTAGTTAATGCAGTTAAGAAAGCACCACAAGCTTGTAGAGCAATACTTGATTATCAAACAGGTGGCATATCTCAAACATGCGCAACAGCAATACAAGAAGACCCAGTTAGAGCAGCAACTAAATTAGAAGAAATTAAACCAACATCAGCAGCGTTAGGTAAAGTTAGAAATGCAGCTAGTGCTTTTTTAAAATTTGCAGGCAAAGGAAAAACGTTTGGAGCAACCGCAGCTGTGGGTGCCTTAGGTGGTGCTTTAGTTAAACAATTTAGAAACGATGACCCTACAACGTATTTAACAAACGATAAACAAGCTAATGCTATGCTTCTCGATACTGCTGATCAATTAGAACGAGAAGAAAGAATGCGAGCAGTTGGTGATGCACCAGAATTATTAGACGAGTCTGCAATAGGTGCGGAATTAGGTTTAGCTGCTGCTGCAGTTCCTGGTTCTAAAAAACTATTTGATGCTAGAAAGAAAAAAGGTTTTGGTGCTGTAAGAGCAGGACTAGGACCAGTTGGAAAAGCTTTATCTGGATTTGCTACACCATTAGGTATAGCTGCAACCACACCATTAAACGTAGCTAGTCAAGTTTATGCAGGTGACTCTATCGAAGACATTGCAACTAACCCATTAAATTATTTAGGTCCAGCATTTGCAGGAACTTTGACAAGAGAAGCAACAAGAGGTATGAGCCCAACAAGCACATTATCAAAGGCTTTAAGATTAGGAATGAATCCAGCAACCATTAGAACGGCTTCTAAATTTTTTGGATTACCGGGTCTTGCATTAAGTTTAGGGTATGAAGGATATGATCAATATAAAAAATACACAGAAGGTAGAGGGTTTGTTTATAACCTCTTGAACAAAGATGAGTAAAACCAACAAAACTCTTGTTGTAAATATGCAACACGTTAAAACTAATCTAATTCCACCAAGAAGTGGACCTAACCCACAAGGCTTGAATGTTCCTACAAAACAAGTTAAAACAATCAAGAACTCGGAGAAAATAAATGGCAGACGACAATATAGATAAAGCTCTTCCTAACGTGGAGCAAACAATAAAAGTTCCGGGCGAAGAAGAAATTGCAGTAGCAGAGACAGAAGTTACAGAAGATAGGGTACCTTCACTCGATGACGTAGAGGTTACCAAAACCGAAGACGGCGGTGCTGAAATTAATTTTGAGCCAGGTGCAGTTAATCAAGCTGGCACAGGTGCACACTTTGATAATTTAGCTGATTTATTACCTGACGATGTTTTAGGAAGATTAGCATCAACACTTTACGAAAATTACATGCAGTACAAACAGTCAAGAAAAGACTGGGAAGATTCGTATGTTAAAGGATTAGATTTACTAGGGTTTAAATACGAAAACCCAACACAACCGTTCCAAGGAGCTTCAGGTGCCACGCATCCTGTTCTTGCAGAAGCGGTAACACAGTTTCAAGCACAAGCTTACAAAGAATTACTTCCCGCAACAGGACCTGTACATACACAGGTTATGGGAAAACCTGACAGAGCTAAAGAAGAGCAATCTGTTAGAGTAAAAGATTTCATGAACTATCAGCTCATGGATAA